CGAGGGTAAATTTGCCTATCTCGATATCGAGGAGATCTCGGACGAATCGTTTAAGTGCCTGCTTAGATCTAAGGGTGTGCGAGCCCTATATAATGTTCCGATTAAGACTTTACAGGGCAAGGTTATAGGTATTCTTGGGGTAGACTATATAACTCCCCAAGAGAATTTCTGCCTTAGCGACGAATGTTCTGATCCTGAGAAATTTATGCGTCGACAAGCAAGGATAATTAGCGGTTACTTGGTATAATTGATTTTTAGGCTTATCTCTCCTATTATAAAGGATATATGACATACACTTACTGTAAGGAATGTGGTCACAAAAACCTTTATGCCACCCAGATTCCTAAATTCTGCAATAGCTGCGGCGCTCCTTTGGGCTTGGCTGTAGGAGTAGCCTCGCCAAAAAAAACAATAGGGGACCCAAATATGCTCGGTCGTAAAAAACGAACTAAACCAATAGAGGGGGAGGTGGAAGAGGATTTTGATCAGTTTTCTAATGCTGATAGCGTCCCTAATATCGTTGATTTTAAATGCTCTTCATCTGTCGAGGGATTTAATAGGAAAATAAAACTAGAAGATTTGATCCAAATAGAAGAAGGGGAGCTCATTGAAAAAACGCCAAAAAGAAAAAGCGGTCGCCAAAGAAAGCAAAAATAGCGTAACTGTTTTTGCTTTCGAGGATAAGCACAAAGAGATAGATATAGAAATTAGGAAGCGTCGGGGAAAATGGTTTCTAGACTCTCTCGCATGGTTTGATTTTTCAGATGTGGAGCAAATAATCAGAGCACACATATTTAAAAAATGGGACCAATGGGATCAGTCTCGATCTCTTGCTCCTTGGATTAATAAGATTATTACAAATCAAATGAAGAACATACTGCGAAATAACTACTCTAATTTCGTTCGACCTTGTTTGAATTGCCCGTTTAATCAGTCGAAATGCTCAGATAGCGCAGGAATAAACCCAGGAAGCCTCTGTGGGTTTACATCCAGCGGAGAGCAGGACTCGGAATGTCCGCTATACTCTAAGTGGGAAAAAACTAAAAAATCAGCCTATGACATAAAAATGGCTGTAACGATAGAAAATCATCCTACAGAAATCTATTCCATGCGGGATACTTATGTTGATATTGATGAGTGTATAGTAAAATTATCCAAGGCTCTAGAGGAATCTTTGCCTGCAAAGCAGTATAGAATTTACGATATGCTTTATGTAAAGCACATGGAGGAAGAGGAAGTCGCGAAGATCATGGGGTACAAAACGACCGAAAAAGGTCGAAAGGCGGGGTATAAACAATTAAAAAATTTGAAAAAGATTTTCAAGGACAAGGCTATACAAATACTACAAAAAGGAGAGGTGATGGCTTATGAATCAGCTGCTGATGCTTTCAGAAATTCAAAAGGGGCGAATTAAGGAACTTGCTATAACCATTGGGGACTTGTCTCAATTAACCAAAGAGGTTTTTGAGGACGATACTCTTGATGGGCGAACTCGTCAGGGTAGGGCTATTAGGGCGTATCTTGCAGAGCAGGAGATTGAGTACTCTACGAGACACGTGGATAAAAAAGATGACGTGGAATTAAGCGATTGCCAAAAAGAGTTCGTAAGGGAAAATTGTTCCCCCGGGGTTTCTAGTTTGGAACTAGCTAAGCTGGCGTTTTCCGACTCTAACATAAAACACTTGAGTAAGGAGTTCTGGGCTGTGCATAACTATATAAGCGCAGAGGGCCTTGCTGCCTTCGCTCCCGAAAACGCTTTAAACGTTAGATATTCCCCTCCCAAGGCAGACAGTAAGGTGATAAAGAAAATTTTCGATTGCGTTGCCGTTGAAATTACCGAAGCAAGAATGACCGTGCAATACAAAAGATGCATAGAGGCTTTAAGGAAATTCATGGGCGCGCCAAGATTTCTCCAGGTAATAGAAACATATACCGGCCTAGAAGATAGAAATCTATTTGAGGCGGAATTCGTTAGAGCTACTTGGGACAAGCCCGATTTAACTACTGATGAAATTAATTTATACATTAATGTTTGTATGGATTATATCCACCTCAAAAGAATACAAAGCGCTATGAACAAGCTTAATCGAATGTTTGACGAGGCCGAAGATCAGCAGGACCTAACAGTTAGACTTGCCGAACTGTTAAAGACTAAAAGCGAAGAGTATAACCAGTGCGAAAAAAGAATGGAATCCTTGATATCTAAGCTCCAAGGGGATAGATCAAAAAGGATAAGTAGTCAAGTTGAGAAGAACGCCAGCATGTTGAATTTAGTTCAAATATTCCAAGAGGAGGAGGAAAGGAAAATTATGGTTAGAATGGCAGAGATGCAGCAGCAAACCATAAGCGAGGAAGCTGACCTTCTGGAAAAGATGCCCCAATGGAAAAGTAGGGTACTGGGGATAAGCAAGAAAGATGTTATATAGCGAGCAGATCGCTGGGGAAAGCTTTTGTCCGATTTCCTGCAACACTCCCTTATTCACCTTTGAGATATTAAACGAAATTAGACCTGGGGGGGATAATATTTTATTCTCAGAATGCATATTTAATGCTGACAAGAATAAAGGCTCATTGAATATAAATAACTCAAACAATATTATTTTTAAAAAATGTACTTTCTTTTCTGGTTTAGAGAAATGCGTTGAAATGTCTCGAGCAAGAGATATATTATTTAACGAGTGTATTTTTAATCTTAATGGTAATAGGCAAATATCAATAAACTGCGCTAGTAATTCTATTAAGTTCTTTGGTTGTAATTTTTTACATACTGGGAAGAGCGGGGAACAAGCCATGATTCTTGGGCCTTGGGTCGAGGAGGATAAGGTTTGGCGGCCGCCTGTTTCTGGGATATCATTTGAAAGATGTAGTTTTGCTGAGGGCCTTCTTCCTTATTTGGCGGTTAGGTCAATTAAGCCTAATATAGAGGGCAAGTCCGTGAGTAATTTTATTGTCGATTTGGTATGGTATCTCGCTAGAAAAATTCTAAGAAAAAAACCTGAGGTAGATTACAATATATATGAACACGAATATCTGTAAGGAGTGTAAAAAAAGCTTCGATAGCGAGAGGGCTCTTCATTGCCATATCAAGGTTCACAGTATGACGCTTGCGGAATATTATGTGAAATTTTTCCAAAGAAAAAATAAACTCACAGGAGACCTGCTTCCGTTTAAAAATAAGCAGGACTATTTTACTAAAGATTTTTCCAACAGAACTCAGCTAATTAAGTGGTGCGGTGAGTCTGGGGCAGAAGTTAAGGATTATATACTAAAGATGCTAAGTGATCGAATCACCTCCAAGTCCTTAGTGCGAGGGCCAGGACATGTCGAGCTCAAGTTTCAGTCCATGCCCGATCTTGACTCCTACATGAAATATTTCGATAGCTACACTGAGGCCTGTAGATTATGCGGAGTAACTCCTTTATTTGGCAAAAGGATTCCTCCTGAGTTTTTTGAGGAAATAGACATGCAAGACATGAAGATATTTATTGACACAAGGGAGCAGCAGCCACTCACTTTCGGCAATTCAGAGAAGATGAAGTTAGATTTCGGGGATTACACTTCTGCTGGTGAGTATTATGATTATACATATGTTGACAGAAAAAGTGCAAACGATCTAATCGGAACCTTAAGCCTTGGTAATCTTGATAGATTCAAGAGGGAAATCTCTAGGGCGAGGGATTTGGGAAGCTATCTTTTTATTGTCATAGATAGCGATATGCCTCATCTCGAAGCGTATATGCGGGCCGCCAAGAGTAATAAGTTTGGACCGCACAGAACAAATCTTAAATTTATTTACCATAATATGAGGGAAATTATGCATGAATTCGCTGATTCTTGTCAATTTGTTTTTTCTGGTAGCAGGGAGAACTCGGAAAGGATAATTGAAAAAATATTGTTTTTTGGTAGAAAATTATGGAACGTGGACGTACAATACTATATAGAAAAACATGGTCTGGGAACAAGGTAATCAGGGCTCTAGAGCCCCCGATATTCATATTAACGAATATCTTAACGGGAAAGAAGGCTTCCTTGAGGAGAAGGAGGCTAAGATACTCCTGTATAAATTTCTAAGGGAGAACACTAGCTTTACTACCGATCTTATTTCTGGAATTAAACTTTTCCCTTTTCAGCACATGGCTATCAAGGCTATGTTTGAGACGGATTACTTTATGGGAGTTTGGTCTCGAGGCATGTCTAAATCCTTCACTACTGGTATTTTTGCTTTCTTGGACGCTATATTAAATCAAGGGGTAGAGATCGGTATTTTGTCTAAGTCCTTTAGGCAGGCGAAGATGATCTTTAAAAAAATTGAGGATATCGCCGCCAAGCCTGAAGCGGGCTTTCTCTCACAGTGTATTACTAAAAAAAGTAAAAGTAATGACGAGTGGCTAATGGAAATTGGATCCTCCAGGATACGAGCTCTGCCTTTGGGCGACGGGGAAAAGCTTCGGGGTTTTAGGTTTCATAGAATTATCATTGACGAGTTTCTTCTTATGCCTGAACGGATATATAATGAGGTTATTGTACCTTTCTTGTCTGTCGTGGAAAACCCTACCCAGAGGGAGGATTTATATAATCTTGAAACAGAAGTGATTGCTCAAGGGAAGATGAAGGAGGAGGATAGGCACGTTTGGCCGAATAATAAACTAATAATGCTCTCTTCCGCGAGCTATAAATTTGAGTACATGTATAAACTTTATTCTCAATTTGAAGACTTGATTAAGAAGGGCGGAGGCAACTCCAAGGACGCTCATCGAGTTATCATGCAGTTTAGTTATGATTGCGCGCCAGGTCAGCTTTATGATCAAAATTTGCTCACTCAGGCTAAATCAACAATGAGTCAGAGTCAGTTTGAACGAGAGTTCGGTGCTGTTTTTACTGACGATAGTAGCGGGTATTTTAAGACTTCTCGTATGGCTGAGTGTTCCGTAAGGGACGGTGAAACCCCCAGCGTCGAGGTTAAGGGTGAAGCGGGTGCAAAATATCTACTTGCTTTTGACCCTAGTTGGGCTGAGTCAGAAAGCTCTGACGATTTTGCAATGAGCGTATTTAAATTAAATGATAAAAACCAGCAGAGTACAATGGTTCATTCTTACGCTCTGTCCGGAACTCATCTTAAGCAGCACATTGTGTATCTAGACTATATATTAAGCTCTTTTAATATTGTATGCATCGTTGGCGACTATAATGGCGGATTACAGTTTATTAATGCTGTTAACGAAAGTAGTTTATTTAAAAGGAAAAAGAGGGAGATAAAAATGCTTACCCCTGCTTTCGATAAACAAATAGATTACAACGATGACCTGAAGAAAGCTAAAACTGAATACGATATTGATGGTGGATGTATATGTTATTTAAGGAAACCTAGT